CGCCATTTTCATTTGGATTATCTGGATCAGTGCTCCCACCAGACCCTCCACCAAATGCACCAATATCTTCACGAAATTGATCAAAATCAAGAGAGTTTCCAGGACCAACGGGAAGAATCTCTTTGATGTTTCCATCTTTATCCTTATACTTCCCGGACATGACCGAATGTGCCGCTATTTTTCCAACCAAGCCTAAATCATTTTTAAATTCCATGATTTACCTCCTATTTTTTTACAGTTGTGCCATCAAGATAACTACTCATCTCTTGTAGTTTCTTCAATGTATCTGAATCAGTAATCGAAGCACCAGTCTGTGAAGTTGCTACTTTATCTTCAATTTGTTTATCAGTTTCCGTTTTGCTATAAACACTTTCTGATAAATCAACTTGAAAATCATCTCCTGCCTTTTTAGAAATATAAGCTCCATCAGCATTTTTAACCTTTATACCAGCAGGTAATTTAATTAAGACCTTTTGAACTAAATCAAAAAATTCTGTTAATTTCATTATTCTTTACTCTCCAAGTATTCATTTAATTTTTGTAATTTATTTAAAATAGTACTGTCACTAATTTTGTCATTAACGTCGATTTCACCTAATTTTCCATCGACATATTCCTTTGAGGCCATTCCAGTAGGATCAACAGTAACAGTTACATTCTCTGTTCGACCGACAATTACATAAATGGTCAATCTAAACTGCAACAAAACCTGATCAGCAAAATCAGGAATAAATTCAGGTTGTTGAGCGGTCGTAATTGCGTAAAGAATTTCTTCATCCTTATCGTCTTCTTTAGCATAAAGTGCAACCGCATTAATAGAATAACTATCCTCTAACCCATCATTAGTAAAAAGCAACTCAGTACCAATTACTGAATTGCTATTAGGAATATTTTCATCTTGATTTGTGATGGTTCCTGTTTGAACTTCATTTGGTAATTTTGTCAGTGCTTGTAAATCTTCTTCTGACAAACTAGATAAATCATCGCCCGTTGCAGTTGCCCTGGTAATAGTGAATTTTGTTTTACCATTTGCTGCACGGCTAGCTAAATCCAAACCTGCAGATGTCAAAATAGATTCATTATATTTAGACATTTAGTTTTTCTCCTTTGAAATTGATTCCACAGCAATTTGTGGTTTGATTGTGCCAATAAATTTATTCATTGAAAAACTAGATTCTGATTTCATTAAAGCTCTAGCCGTTGCTTCAACAAATAATTGTGGACCTGTAGCACCTGAAAATATATAAAGTTTTGAATCAGCTCGAAATATTAATTTAGGCATTGAAACCGTTGATGAATACAGGTTAGGTTTTGCACCACCAAAGTACTGATGTGTTTCAGTGCTTGAATATGTTTTTAACCTAGGATTAACGCTGGTTTTTACTTGTTTATTTGAATATGAGCCAAAATACTCATGCATATTCAATTGCGTTTTCGATGTAACTATAATTTGAAAAGTGAGATTAGCAGGAAGATAAACGTTCAACAAATATTTCAAACGTTTTATCTGATCATTACTAATCTCACTTCTTTTTGCTTTGGCTATTACATTTCTAATAGCATATTCAACATCTATGGATGCTGGTACGTTCAATGTATGAAGCAGTTCATTGAAATACTTGAGTGTTATAGGTTTAGGTGGCAACATTCTCATCAATACATTGTATCTACGAGTTTCTAATGAATCATTAGGATTGGCATCAATACCCAGTTGGTCCTCATATAATGAGATACCCTGTAAATCAGTCTGCATGACAAATTGGTTCAATAACGTTCTCAGAATCAAATCATCAAACTTAGTAAAATCAACTTGCTCTGCAGCAACTAGTTTTTGCATCTCATAAACATCATCGTAATAATCTGGTAAATAATCTTGTAACTTAACCATTGATTACCACCTCACCAACTGTTGGAAGTTGTGACAGATCATTGTTGAATGTCATTGATATATCTTCTTCACTACTATTAAGTAATGGAATTGAACAATCCACGACACCATCCACCTTCATGATTTCACCCAAAATTTGTGAACGATAAATAACCAACGCATATCCTCTACCAGTCAGTTTGTTCAAGTTGTGCCATGACTGACGTTTCAATAAGAAATAATTATTAACTGATTCAATAATCTTAGGTTTTACCACTTCAATATCTGATTGAACATCAATCTGCACATTAACTGAGACGTCAATTGAGACCTCCTCAGGAGCAACAACCGTAACTGTATGATCAATAGGCGCTAATCCATATCCAAGTCCCGGATCATCAGGTGGATCAATCGCATTTTTAACCTGTGTAAGCAGTTCTTGACTTGCCGCACGTAAATCATTATCAACAATAACTAACTTGACCGTACCGCCACCATTCCACACTGGATAGACTTGAGCGCCTCCTACGGTTGGAATCTTCGATAACATATCCAAATAATCTGCAATGTTCCCGCCATAGGCAATCCAAGAATCCGAGGCAAGCAATCTTTCACGTAAATGGTCATCAGTTTCAGCATCACGAGCTGGAACGGTTACTTCAATGACTTCCGCCCAGGATAATGTGTCATTGGGTGTGACTGGTAAAATCTGACCCAGATACCCATTCGGACGCGTTCCGACTTCTTCTGCTTCCAAAATACCAGTTAGATCATCGTTGATAGATTTCACTTTGTAAAAAATAGGATTATCACCTAACGATGCAAATCTATCTCCAACTTCAACATTGTCTATTGGATTACCTTTAGAATCTAAGAACTTCGCCTTAACCTCTGCTGCAGTTGCATGTTGTCTTGAAGTACCATGCTCAACCGCTCGATAATCAAGAAATTCATTATCAGCAGTCTTAATATAAACCTCTCTAACAAGCATCCCCATAGTCAATGACTGATTAGCCATGAGCATTGCTGCAGGAGCCAGAGCATCATAAATAATCGAACCTTGACGCTTATCGATATCATCAGGAACCTTCTCCATCATCTGTTTAAGATAATATTCAAAGTCTCGTGATTCAATCTGACTTGCTAAACTTTCAGGAGTCACTCACACTCACCTCACTTTCAATTGGAATATCACCATAAATCGTTGTACATGATCCATGTACTTTCAAAATAGTTCGATCTAAAACTTCAATATCATCAACTGTGACTGTTAATACACGGTCATCTTCTAACAATGATTCTTTAACCATTCTTTCAACTTCAACAGTTGCATAATCGAATGACTTACCAAACAGTTCAAAGAAATCATTGCCATATTGATTATCGTAAATAGGATAGACAAATCTTTCAGTTTTCAATATCTTGTCAACTGATTGGATCATTGCTTCATGACCATCGAACTTGTTCATTATTCGGCCATTCTTAACCTGATAGGTCAACGTAGGATTATCCATCAACATCCCTCCTATCATTTCTTCGTTCCAACACATAAAATTGCTGACCACCATCAAAACGAATCATGGTAACTTCATCATCAACTTGAAGTGAGTCATCAATCTCAATCGTTTCAATGACATTGGGTCGATTACCTGAAACTTCACCGATAGTATCCGAATGAGACAACACTTTGATACGTTCCTTGTGCTTCATAACATTACGTCCAAGTACTAAAAAAGACTCAGTGAGTATCATTTGATTACTCGTCTGAATCTTCAATGGATCAATATTTATTACTTTGCCATAAACAACATCGGCATAATCAGAATCATTACCACCTTTGCTATTCATCATTTCGATGAGGCGTTCTCCAGCCATGGTTCATTCACCTTCATTTCTAAGCTGCAGTTATAATTTGGTCCAAAATTGTGGGTTGCCTTTGTGATTGCTGTATTGCTGATCCAAAAACCAGCTTTGGACAATTCGTCGATTTGTACATTAACTGAATTACCAGCAATCAAAGACGTATCTCCTAGGCAATCCAAACTCAACGTATAAACTTCTCTATTCTTTTCCTTCAATAAAGCCTTAGCACGTTCTTTCATTTGAACATCGTTAGCTTTGTCCTTAGCATTCTCGACAATCTGTAACTTACCCCAATCCTGAACATCATGAGCTTTGACATCTGTATAAGAAAAGCTAGTAGTCTTTGGATCATCACCAGTTGATTCTGTATCAGTTGTAGATGTAGAAGTAGTCTGTTGTGATTCTGATGAATTCTTTTTAACGATACGAACTGAATTTGCAGCATCATCAATAGATTTCTCAAACGAGTAACCAGTTAGTAATGATTTATCACCGATAATGATATTCAAATCGTTATACGGTGCCTTTCTTAGCTCAACGACATCATAATTGGCAAACAGATAATACATTTGGTTAGTGGCCTTTTGAGTTGCCTCAATTCCTGACTTCAACATATCAAAGTATGTCTTAGAATCAGCCACTTCAGCAGGCAATTTATAATCTGATCCATTAATCACCTTATGAGAAATTTCAGCCATCTTACATGCCGTCTCAAACCGCTGAGAAATAGTTGAGATTGGCCAAACTAATGAATCCTGATTTTTGAGGTATCTCATCTTGTCATAAGCAGTGATACTGAACTTTTTATCCTTGAATGTTGCTTTAAAAATATAGCCAAAAAATATCTTCTGTTCGTCCCATTGGAATTCAACCACATCACCATTTTGCGGATAAAATGAACCATCAAATAACAAATCAAATGTGAATGTTCCTGCAGCAAAGTTCAAATCAGTTACCCATTTAATATTATTGACTAGATCAACAACGTTCCAGGTATCGCCACTGTTCCTACGACCAATCGTAAACTTTGTAATCATGCTGACTTCACATCACTTTCTTTGACCCAGCCACGTGCCCCACCATCCAAAGTAGTTACGTGGTATGGATAAGCCGCACCAGGAACCACCAAAGAAATTTTTCTAGTGGCATTCTGTTCATTCAATCCTGATCCATTACCAGCACTATCACGATGTAACTGACCATTCACAACAACCGTCGATCCAATACCCACCTTATTAGGTGGGCTAGGTCTGATAGGCTCAGTTTTGACTGGTTCAGGTTCAGACTTAGCATTTAACTTCTTAGCAGTGTATGGCTTATATTCCTTAATAACTAAGGTATATGAGTACTCACCATCATATCCATCTTTGAAACCATATTGGAAACTTGAAACAGTAGCTTTAAATGAAATCTTAGTTGAGCTGATGACTAATCTCATCGGCTTTTTTGATTCTTGAATTTTAACTAGCCAATCAATGTAATCTTGTGCACTACTCAATAAGTTCTGAGCTGAAACATAATGCTCATCAGCAGGATTGAGTGGCAATATACTCTGAATACTAATTGAGCGTAGTTTTGCATCACCAATTAGATTAACTTCACCTAACCCGATAACTGTCTCACTTTTATCATCGGTTTCGACCGTTAACTGAATTTCAGCCGGATTCAAAGGTAGTTCAAAAGTTGCATTTGAATCATCAGTTATATAAATTCCAAAATGATTGTCCATTTTATCCCTCCTATGCTAATGAAGCATTATTTTTTTCTATGATCTTATCTTCAAGTACTTGTAGTAATCTATCGCCATCATAATTAACATTACCGGTTGAATTGATTTGAATTGCTCCTGATTCAATCACAACGCTTGAGTTATTTGATGACGTATTACTTGTTGAATCATTATTGTTAGTCGTACCTGATCCACCAATGTTATTACCAAATGGCGAACTATTTGGAACATCATTCCTAACAGTCCCATTGATACCGACATTTGTATTTTCGGCAATACCTGACAAGGCAGAAGCTACAGCATTAATCATGTCCAAGGCTCTACTGAATCCACTAGCTAACATATCTCCAGGATTGGCCCCAGACATTCCTGCCATTGTCATCGGTCCAAGTTGAGGATTCATATTACTTGCTGCATCTACAACACCTTGAGCCATGGAACTTGAAGCATCAGCTGCAGAACCTGAATCACGATTTAATCCATTAATTAGTCCTTGATCAACCCAACGACCATATTGATTGAACAATTTAGATGGTGAGCCGATATGAAGTACTGACTTAGCAGCACTAACTACCTTACCGGCTACACTCTTAACAGCACTAACTGCTGAACCGATCATCGATTTAATACCATTTACCAATCCTTGAATCAAATCCTTACCTACTGAAACTAATGAACCAACAAATCCTTGAGCTGCACTAACAGCACTTGAAATACCACTACTTACAGCTGATACAACCCTAGACATTGCACCGACAATTGCCGAAACCATCATCGTACCAGCCATGATAAATGCTGTGGCTAATCCAATGACTGCACCAGCAACCATAGTAAGTCCTCCGGCTACAACCATAAGGGCTGCGCCAACTATCAGTAATCCTGCACCTAGAATAATAGTTGCAACTCCAAGCAATAGTGCACCCACTGCCGCAATCATCATCATAGGAGCTGCCATCATCAAAGCAACGGCAAAAATCATCATGCCGACTCCAGCAACTAATGCAACAGCAGCAATCATAACCATGGCAACAGCCATCAGCATTAATCCAACGGCTCCAACAATTGCTAATGCAGATACTAACATCAGTCCAACACCTAGCAGCAATACTCCGACTGCTGCAACCATTGCACCTGCACCTACAATTATCAATGCAACTCCGAACAACAGTGCACCGACTGCACCAATCACGAAACCAACACCTAAAATGGCAATGGCAATTCCTAATGCAAGTACCCCGATGGCTCCAACAATTGCAGCCAATCCGAATACCGCAACAGCTCCGGCAAGTGCCAGTAATCCTATTGCAGCACTAACTCCATATTGAGCTATAACCGGCAATTGGGTTGCCAACAATGCGATGCCAGCTGATGCAACAAGAACAGCAATACCAATCAATAATAATGCTGCTCCCATGACTAAGAATCCACTTGCTCCAGCCAGTAATGCAGGACCTAATAACTTAACGACCACTGCCAAGACAATAATTGCGGCAATCATCCCAAAGAACATTGCAACAGCAGGCATACCAGCCGATACCAACATAGTTGTGGCAAATGCCATCATTAACAATCCTCCACCGGCTAATGCAACACCAGCACCGATCATCACGATGGCTTTTCCCAGTTGCATTAAACCAGCCGCTGATTTGCTTGATTTACCAGCATCAGGTATTGGAACAGATTTTCCAGACATTCCTGAAAAAGCTTCCTTAAGTGCACTTATACCTTTAGCAATTCCCATAGCGGTTTTAATAGCTTTGATCGATACAGCTAAAATACCTACTGCAACTGCAATTGCCTTAATTTGACCAGCATCCATCTTAGACAATGCATTTAACCCTGCGACTATAGCAGTAAACACAATACCCTTCATACCAGTCTTCATAATTACAAACGCGACCCCAATTGCTTTCAATGTTCCAGGATCCAATCGACTGACTGCATCTGCAATTGTACTTATTCCTTTAGCTGCACCTTTAATTGCCCCACCGGCTATTTCACCCAAACTACTAAACGGGTTCTTACCACCAGCTGAAAATTTACTAAATATACGTTGTACTGAATCACCTAATGTTGAAAACATATTTTTTACAGAATCTATAGCACCAGTACTCTTAAAGCCATCAAATACTTTACCTGATATACTAATGATTTTGTTTACTGCAACTATTGCCTTATCCGCTATCGAATCGAAATTCACATTACCAATGGAATCAGTTAAGTTGCTAACCATAGTTATTCCAACTTTACCAAATTTATCAAAAGCACCTTGCATCTTATTAGCAACTGTTTCCTTAAGTCCATCCATTGCTTGACCGACTGTCTTATATTGAGTAGCCATTTTACTGAAATACTTATTTGTCCCGGTTGATGAAATTGCATCAAAGAAATCTTGAGTCGCAACCTTACCATCCTGAACACTGGAAACTAATTGTTTTGTGGACATCCCCATTGATTTAGCAACTTGAGATACACCTGCAGGAGTCTGTTCTAGCATCAACTTGAAATCCTGCCACTGAACCATTGGTTTAGCAGCCATCTGAGTAGCTTGTTGACTCAATGTCTTCATAGCTTGTTGAGGATTATCAGACGCAGCTGCCAATCCACCAAAACCTTTAACAAGTTTCCCAGTTCCTTTAATACCAACAGCAGCTAATTGACTATACGTCGATGCCATATCAGATGCAGAATAGATTGTTTGTTGAGCAAATTTCTGCATGGATCCTTTAGCAACAGCAATTTGCTTTGGAGTTTTACCCATCATCTGCATATTTCCATCAAATGTTTGCCATGCCTTACTAGCTTCATTTAATTCACCGATCATTGCAGTAATACCAGTTGTTGCCATCCCAATACCTTTAGTTATGCCGGCACCAACAACAGTTCCACCCAATACTGACTTGAACAATCCACCAGTCTTGCTAGCTGACTTATTTAATCCATCAAACGAATTTCCACTCAAGGCACTTTTGAATTTGCCAAATGCTGATTGTCCTTTACTAAGTCCAGAATTCAACTTATTAAGTGGCGCTGTAAAACCATCCATGATCTTAATTGCAGCACTAATAGTAGCCATATATTAACCTCCTTTCCAAAAATAGCCAGAGCTAATAGTGTTTAGACCTGGCTTTTCGTTTAGCGTTATCTTCTTGACGTTTTTCTTCTCTAACTCGTAGATCAATTCCGGCAATCACTAATGCTTTTTCTCTATTTGAAAAGGAGGTCCATTGATGTGGCAGCCAATGATATTCATTCATCACATAGAAATAATAATTAATATCTGCGGCACCTGGATTGTCAGACTCTACTAGTTTTTTACTTCATCACTCAAAACATTGACATCTTCACTGTCAAATCCTGAAATCTCCTGAACCTCTTGGCCTAGTTCAACATATTGACCAACAAGTAACATCTTCTTCAATACTTCAGCCGGTTTAGCAATACAATCCCAACTCTTTTGAAGTTCTGCATTATTCAAGTCAGGAGTTACAACACTAGCAGCAATTAGTAAATCAATATATTTATCTTGATCAGTCGTTGTTGTGATTTGACGCGTTTGTTTGTCCTTAACTTTTCTAGTCGCTTGTTTTTGCAAAGCAGAGTTTTCTTCGGCTGTAATCGACTTGATCACAAACGGGGATTTGAACCCCTTGAATCTAATCTCCTTTGTTTCGACTTGTTGTTCGACGTTCTCCATTAAGAAATCACTAACACTAGTTACCATATATATATTTCCTCCAATTTTATAAATCAAATCCTGTAAATGCTGAAACCAAGTCAAATTCTTCGAATGTGAAGTCTGATTCCCATTCCATAACTCCATCATCTGCTTCAAAATCCGCAATAGGAATATCATCCAAATTGACCTCGCCTAAATGAATTGTTTGTTTACCCGCTCTCGAAGTCTTATCCTCAATGCTCAATGTAATTTCAAAATACAAATCTTTACCACCTTGCATATAAGGCAATGCATATTTCAACCAATTGGAACTGATAATGTAACCACCTAGAGTACCGGTACCTTCAATAGAAGTAACCTTTTTACGCTTCCAGTGACTACCTAGTACTTGAATATCTTCTTTGTTCTTCTCAATCTTTGCTGTGAACTTATTACAATCAATCAATGAAATGATTTGGCCATTAATTGTTGCATAGACCTGTGCATCCTTTGTTGAAATGGTATCTCTACCATTCAAAAAATTACCTAGTGTATTTGTTTCAGGCATATTTAATTGCTCCTCTCTATTGAACGACAATCGTCATGTATAGTTTTTCCATCGAATCAATTGGTGTAACTGCAACAGTAGCGACAATTGAATCACTGTCTTCACCAGGTTCAACGGTTAAATCTGATGAATCAAATGCTGAAATAATCCCTGAACTTACCAGTCCATTCATATATCCAACACGATTAGCCTTGAACAGATCACGACCAGTTTCATCATTATTGATTTTCCCAATAAACGTAGCTTCAAATACGTTCTCAAAGTCTGTGGCAATGTCATCCAATGTTCTGATAACACGATTCTTTGAAAATGATTTTGGCTTGTCATCGCTGAAAGATGTTAATGAATTAATATCCTGTTCAATAACAACACGTCCGCCACGCTTAGCTGTGAATACGATCCAGCCACTGTTCAATGCCTTAATTGTTTGTTCATTGTTCAATGATGGATACGTTGAAACCGCCCCAGGATATTCAGAATAAGTAAGTGACTTGCTTGAATCTGTTGCTGATGAAATACCGGCAAAATATCCTGCTGCAGTGGTTGTATCAATCTGTGTACCATCTTGAAGAATCACACCATTTGATACGACCGATACACCTTCGTAGTCATATTCGTAGCCGCCTTCATATACCGGAACGACGGCACGTACTTTATAACCTTCACCATCACGTAATCTTTGAACTGATTGAGCTAATAATTGGTGAATATTATCATCTGGTTTAAATCCTGCTGCAGTAACCACATTGAATTGTTCTGTTTCTAATGCATCATTCATCAATTCAGTTACTTCAACAGTCTTAGTTGTTCCACCTGCTAGATCATAAGTAGTTGTTGCTGACAATGTCTCTAGCTTGCTTTGACCAGGAACAGCAGTAAATTCAGCTCCATCTTCAACTGGCTCAACACTTGCTGCAGGTTCAGATTTATCATCGACAAATTCAACATCGATATAATCATTTGAAACTAATCCTTGAGCAGTAGTTGTACGAATAACTTGTTGATCAACAACTTCAGTTCCATAGATAGTTGAAACAGTAATACGTGTTAGATCATTAGGGTCTTTTACTACTGAAATGTGCAAATCATTTCCCTTTGTTCCTGGATACTTGGCAATGAATTTCCAAGGTAAAGCATCGTCAGTTAATTCAGACTTAGTTCCGTCATTGTTATTAAGCAATAATACAGTCAGTGCACCCTTTAATGTCTCTCTCAACGCTCCGAATTCAGGAGTTGACAATGGTGCACCTAATAATGCTTTGAAATCAGAATTAGAATCCAGTTCAATAATTCCTTTAGCTCCCCAATCTAATTGAGTCTTACCAATCAACATTGTTCGGCCTAGCGATGTATCTTGCTTAGGTTGAGCAGCACCAACCGTATTGATATAGGCACCAGGACGGCGCTTATTTTGAGTTTTCCATGTTCCACCCATTAATTGATTCCTCCTTTAAACTTCTTAATTAATCTTTTTGCTTCAGTGAGTGAATACTGATCACTATCTGAAAGGACGATTTGTAAAATATCTCGATCAATGACACTGAACCCATCACTTTTAACCAATGAATCTTTAGTAAATTTATCTTCCATCAGCAATCTTCCCTTTAAATTTCATATTTCGTTGCTTATCTGTTTCATCAATC